ACCATGTGAAAGACGTGAATGATGCTGTGAGAGAATTTGGTAGATTAGCTACATTGATGGATATCATGCGATCGAGAGAAACCAGCCGGATCAAGATAGAGATGGCTAAAAAGAGATTGAAAGGAAGAGTGGTTGAGTAAACTTTACATCTTCGGAGACAGCTATAGCACACCAGGATTCTATGTGGAACCTCGAGACAGCTGGTGGGGATTGATGGCCTCTGCGCTCGACGTCGATGGTGTAGTAAATTACAGCTGGCCCGGAAACAACATCGATAGCATATCACATCTCATCGTGGCTGAGCCAAGATTTAGTCGTGAAGATTACGTCGTGATAGGTGTTCCTCCGATTGAAAGATTTACAATGTACGATCCAGAAGGAACGCCACCAAAGTGTCATGTATTATTTGGAAATCTAGAACCAATACATCAGTTAGATCTTCCTGAACATGATGGATTACGACAAGTCACCGCCCATCAACTAGGACAAGGATATGTGATGTCCTGGAATCGTAGTTGGCAAGAAGCACAGGTATTGAGGCAATTGTTTTTGTTGAGCCAATACATCAACAGTTGGACATCAAAATATCTCATAGTAAACCTTGCTGAACCATTCCAACCCAAGACTGACTGGCCTACCTTATCTAGCATGCAGATGAAATTTTTAGCAGATCCACACAGTATTTTGTTCGATGATACTTACTTCAGTGTCAATAAAAATTCAAATTGGCCCGTGGATTTTGAAACACATGGATGGCACGGGCATCATGGCCCTGCGGGCAATCGGCATTGGTTTGATACCGTGTTGAAACCCAGGATTGAAATATTGGGGTGGCTATGATTTACTTTGGCGGATGTAGTATAACCATGGGCGCCGGATATGTTGAAGAACAGCAAGATCCTGATATCTATCCTAATATAGTAGGACAAAATATCAATCATGACATCATCAATGATGCTGAAGGTGGGTCTAGCAATCTCAAGATATTCATCAAAGCCGCCAAGGCGATAATTGACGATCGGGCAGACATCTATGTTGCACAATGGAGCGCACCTCATAGACACTGGCTGTATCCTGCACCCGACCAAGGTATCTATATAGGATCTGAATCTGATGACGATAGACATCGTGAATTCGTCGAACAATTCCAAAAATACAATCATGATTATTCAAATCTCATGGCCGTGATTGATTATTCACGTATACTAACAGAACTAGCAGCTGGGCGTTCTCGGCGAATGATTTTTGTCAATGGAATGCTATTTTGGAAGCCAGATTGGAATGACAGGTATATGAAGTCTTTACTCGAAGATCTTGTCAGCACTGATCGGCTTGATTTCCGAAACAGATTTGACAACAACATTGATTTGTTAGATCCAAAACAGTGGGCTAATATGTGGTTTAGCATAGCAGAGATTCAAGAGGATGATGCACCATTAGATACACACCCGGGTCCACAGACACACAAAAAAATAGCCAATTTGGTCACAGAAGTGATAGATACACAACAAAGGTCCATATGAAAGATTACTCAGTAGAAGTACAGAAATTATTCTTAGAGATCATGATGCAGGATGCACAGAGCTATGTGCGTGTGCAGAATATATTCAACGAAGAGAATTTTGATCGCAGCCTGCGTAGCGCGGCCAAGTTTATCCGCGAGCATTGCGACAAATACAAGACTCTGCCTGATCGCCGGCAGGTCAAGGCAGTGACTAACATAGATCTCCAGGAGATTCCCGATATCAACGAAGGCCACTTCGACTGGTTACTGGAAGAGTTTGAATCATTCACTCGCAGACAGGAATTAGAACGTGCGATCCTGAAATCAGCAGATCTGCTGGAAAAAGGCCAATATGATCCTGTAGAAAAATTGATCAAGGATGCAGTGCAGATCTCACTGACCAAGGATCTTGGAATAGACTATTTTGATGATCCGCGTGCGAGATTGATGAGACTCAAAAGTGCAAATGGTCAAGTCAGTACTGGATGGCCGGCGCTAGACAAACTCCTGTATGGTGGATTCAATAGAGGAGAAATGCAGATTTTCGCTGGAGGATCTGGATCTGGAAAGTCTCTTTTCATGCAAAACTTATCGGTAAATTGGATAGAAGCAGGACTCAATGGAGTGTATCTTTCTCTGGAACTCTATGAAGATATGAGTGCGATGCGTATCGATGCGATGCTGACTAATACAGCCAGCAAAGAAATTTTCAAAAATCTCGATACAGTAGAGATGAAAGTGAAAATGATGCAGAAAAAATCCGGTGCATTCCAGCTCAAGTACATGCCTGCACAAAGCACAGTGAATGATATCCGAGCCTATCTGAAAGAACTGGAGATAAAAACCAGAAAGAAAATAGATTTCCTGTGTGTGGACTATCTGGATCTCCTGATGCCCGTGAGCGCAAAAGTATCGCCCAATGATCTGTTCGTGAAAGACAAATATGTAAGTGAGGAATTGCGTGTTCTAGCCAAAGAACTCAATGTGATATTCGTTACTGCGAGTCAGTTGAACCGCGCCGCAGTGGAAGAGATCGAGTTTGATCACAGCCATATTTCCGGTGGTATCTCCAAGATCAACACGGCAGACAACGTGTTTGGCATCTTTACTTCCCGGGCCATGAAGGAAAGAGGTCGTTATCAAATACAGCTCATGAAGACTCGATCGAGTTCCGGAGTAGGTCAGAAAGTAGAACTAGAGTTTGATATAGAAAGTCTAAGGATCAGGGACCTCGGCGATGAAGCGCCTGCTGCTGGTGGATTCGTCAAGAAACCCAGCATCTATGACAGCATCAAGGCCAAGAGCATAGTTTCCAACGACGAAGACGCTGGAAAAATCACAGCCGATATACAGTCAAACAAACTCAAGCAACTGTTAGGAAGCATCAAGTCTAATGCTTAGAATAGTAGCCACACTAGACGGGGTGCCAGATTCTCTAGATGAGAATTCCGTGTTACATGTCTATGACACATTTGAGCCTTCACAGGTATACGAAATCATCCAACTCAAAGGAACTCCGAAATATATCATAAATGATACCTATTCTAGTCTAGACATAGAGTTCGACGGGCACTATTGTTTGCCAATTGTTGCAGAGCTTACTGCTCTGCGATTCCAAAAATTTCCAGAAACACAGATAGCACCTGACACCGATCATACTTTCAACTTTATGATCAACAAAAAACAGATAAATCGTCATCTGTGTATGAAGTTCGTAGAAATATTCGGACTCAGAAACTACGATTATACCTGGAGCGGGATCGGTCGAGATTTTGACATGTCTGACATTATCTCAGAGTTAGGCAGACTAGGAGGCGACAGTCCTATTGGGTCCAAAGAAAGAGCAAAATTGTTAGCTCCGGTGACCAAGATCCAACCTAAATTTTTCCATTTTGAAAAACCTGATGCTACTGTCGAAGAAAAAATCTCTATAGCTAATTACGGTGGAAATTACTGGACTTGGGATACCTTCCTGCACAAGATGTTTTATGGCTCGGCTATATCACTGATCACAGAAAGTTTGAGATTCCAGAAAGCCGCAGTGTTCTCGGAAAAAACCGTTTACTCTGTGCTAGGGCTGACGTTTCCGATCTGGGTAGGAGGATATCAGCAGGCCCAATATTGGGAAAATCTAGGGTTTGATGTATTCAATGACGTGATAAATCACGATTATCAACATTATGATACTCTAATCGAGAGATGCTACTATGCTTTCAAATTGAATATTGATTTGCTGTCTAACAAAGGCTGGGCAAAACAAGCTAGAACTGATTGCTTGAGTAGATTGATAAAAAACCGAGATCTTTTGCAGAACGGGCAAATCTCGTCACGAATCGATTCGATGATCACTGATTTACCTCTGGATCTCCAAGAGCCCGCAGCCAAGATACGATCACGCTTAGTCAAACCTAAAAACAACAATAAATAATCCAAAGGCTTTGTGATCATGCAAAAAAAGACCCGCAGCATACTAGAAGAACTCGATGCCATGTACATCGAGCGAGAT